ATGGTACAAATAACTTTAATGTACAATCGGCTATAGGATGGAAAAATTACGTCATCATGGGTCCTTTGAGTTCTGATTCATCATTTCGATTTTATAATGAAGATACAAGAACATTTTATAAATGGACACCTGGAGGTTCTTATGGTGGTGCGTATATAACAATAAACGGCGGAACCATATACAAATCAACGGGTGGATATATCAAAAAAGCAGATTTAAATACTGTACTTGCAGTGAGCACAACTCCGTGGACAACAAGCACATACAGCTTTTTTAGTGGATTTCCAGGTACACCTTATGGTGACGGAGGTAACTTTATTTATTATATACTTAGTGACGCTCGTTACGTGTATTTACTATATAAAATAAATTATTATATCATTGGGTCAACGTACACGAGTTTAGTAAGTGGTACACTCGACGGAACTCAAAAGATATGGACCGTCACATATCGGTTTTACAATAAAACAGCTCCATTATCTGCAAGTGACCAAACAGCTCTTCAAAATTTCTGGACTACATATGCTTCGACTCAATCGACTGGCGGTGCAACTATATTTCCAACGAGCAAAGTAATTTCTTCAATGACACAAAACGGTTCAGATGTCACTGTCGTTGGAACGTTGACGTATTCAGTCGCTACAAAAACAGGGAATGAGTTTATACCTGGAAATAGACTTCATAATAATTTAATGTGGTTGAGATATGATTCATCTGCGGGGTTTAACACATCGACTTCATATTCATATACTACATTACCATCAGGTTTACCGGCATCTGTGAAAGATATTTATCCTGGAATATACGATACATTACAACTTACAAATACTAATTATTATTTCAGACCTGTATTCGATGGTCGGTACATTTATTTTGCAACAGCTCCACTGTATATTGCTAAATTAGATACACAAAATTTTACATCACCAAGTGGGTATAGCCAAGTAGATGCTAATATAATATCTCCTGTTCCATTAAGTAATGCACTTTTATTATCAGATGGAAAATACCTGTACACAGGTTCCAGTTCTACACGAGGCGGAACTGGACGATTTTCACGCTATGACGTTACAAAACCTATTAATCAACAATCTTCATGGGAATATTTCACAGGAGATACGTTAATTCGTGCTAGTGATTTTGAATATAGTTCAGCAGGTGGGTTTGATGGTAAATATATGTATTTTTACACGAATTCTGACCAACAAAGGGCTACATTTCCAGTGACGGATTTTTCAAGAGTAACAACGTGGCATCAATATGATACAACAAAACCTTTTAATGATGTAAATTCTTGGCAATGGATTGACTTTCGCCCGGGTGGAATAATTAACTCTTCGAATGGTTCTCATCCAAATATAACTCTTCTTGCTCACCGTACAAATGTTGCTAATACAGATCCAACATATTGGCTTGCTGTACAAGGTCTTCAATTTATAGTAGGTTCAAGATATATTTATATTGTAGAAGCTGATGATTCATCTGATTCAAATTGGACGTATCAAGATTTTATTCAGTATAATCCGATAACAATGTCAGGAACTAACCTCCCAACAAGTGTCATAGTGAAATACGAAAAGTATGTCAAACCTCCTCCAACGAACCAGATTTCACTGTACGGTCAGACAGATATCAATGAATTCGTATTCAAACAAGGACGAACGACTGATTCGTTCCCTCTCGAATTTGTCAATCCAGTCCGTGAGTTTTGGATCGTCGTACAAGATCCAGGTGTCGTCAGCAGAATCGTTCTCCGTCTGAATAACGAAATTATCATCGACGACGACCAAGTAACTTCGAGATACATTCGCACATTTGAAACACATACCACCATGCCGACGAGCAGTAACGTCAATGTGTATTCATTTTCCCTCGATCCAGAACAACTACACCCTTCGGGGACACTCAACATGTCTCGAGTAGCTTACCCAGTACTTGATGTCACGTTGGAGTCCGCACCAACTTCAGATTTGTATCTCAGAGTGTACAGTAAATCATTCAACGTTCTGGGATACCAGGGTGGGATTGGAGGACTGTTATTTAATTCTGCTTTGTAAATATGGAGAATCTCCCTGCTCAGTTCTCACGACAGACGATACGTTTGCAATTTCCAAAAGACGTACATTGGGGGGATGATATCACAGTATGGATTGCTAAAGTTGGCGATTTGGCTCATTCCATGTACCTCCGTGTGACATGGCCGACAGATGCACCAACGACTGTGCAGCCAAGTGCAGGTACTGCGATGATCGATCGCATTGAGTTGTCATACAAGGACCAACTCATCGAACGTATTTACGGGGAAAATCTGTACATGCTTGGTGATATTAAAGTTCCCCAGGCAAAACAGAGTGCATTATCTAATTTAGTAGGCACAGGAACAACGACAGCTCTGAGTTCATACCACATTCCTTTACCGTTTCTGATTTTAAAAAAGGGTCTCCCTTTAATTGCTCTTAAAGAGGCTCCAAAGTTCAGAGTCGTATTCAACCCTTCGAGTACATTTACAACTTCGATTTATACAAAATCTATTCAAGTTGATTTGTTTGTCGAGTATGTGTACTTGTCACAACCTGAAAGAGATTGGTTCAAGAAGAATGAACTCGTGTATCTGACATATTCATTTCAACGTTTACAGTTTAAAATTCCTGTGTCTACAACTCAAACAATCTACACATACTATACGGATTTTGTGAATGACGTCAAAGAACTCTTCTGGGTTATTCAGAGTGAAGCTGCATCAAATGTTTACGATTATGGAAGTCATCTCGTAAACCTTCAGATCACTTTCAACAATCAAGATTTCATAACAAGAAATTATGCAACCGCCCAGTATTTACACGTTTTACAGCCTTTGCAGTATCATACACGTGTTCCGACTGGTAATTACTACATGTATTCATTCGCACTCGAGCCTGAAAACGATCAACCAACTGGTGAAATGAACATGACGAATATTACGCGCCAACAGCATTCATTGACACTTACAGCAAGTCCTTCGGATGAAAGAAATTTGAGAATTTATGCTCATTCGTACAACCTTTTTAGAGTAAAAGATGGTAATGGAGTTACATTAAATCCACTGAGAGAAGGCGGTACAACTCCATTTTCCTCAGGTATATCCACCCCGCCTCCTCCTCCTCCTCCTCCTCCGCCTTCGGGCGGTACTGCTCAATGGGCAACACGTATTTCTGGTGCATCTTACGAACTTGGGAACAGTATTTCAGTTGATGGATCCGGAAATTCCTATGTGACTGGGTATTACGCTTCATCCCCAGTAACAATTTATAACTCTGATGGAAGTACTTTTGGAACTCTTGATTTCGTCGGTGGATCTGACACATTCATAGTAAAGTATAATACGGCTGGGACTGCTCAATGGGCAACACGTATTACTGCTACAGATGGCGACGCAGGGACTAGTATTTCACTTGATGGTTCTGGGAACTCGTATGTGACTGGGTATTACGACGTTTCTTCATTAACAATTTATAATTCTGATGGAAGTACTTTTGGAACTCTTGCAAATTCTGGAAATATTGATTGTTTCATAGTCAAGTACAATACGAATGGATTTGCTCAATGGGCGACACATATAGGAGCTTTCGGTTACGAAATTGGTTTAGGTATTTCAGTCGACGGGTCAGGAAACTCTTACGTGACTGGTTTTTACAGATTTTACAATTCTTTCATCCCAACCCCGTTAACAATCTATAATTCTGATGGAAGTACTTTTGGAACTCTTCCTACTGAAATAACTGATAATGCATTCATAGTCAAATACGACACATCTGGATTCGCTCAATGGGCAACGTATATCACTGGTTCTGGGGGTTATGAAAACGGATATAGTATATCAGTCGACGGGTCAGGAAATTCTTATGTGACTGGGTATTACGCTTCATCCCCAGTAACAATTTATAACTCTGATGGAAGTACTTTTGGAAATCTTAATTCAGACGGTGGCTCTGACACATTCATAGTCAAGTATAACATGTCTGGATTTGCTCAATGGGCAACACACATCGGAGGTACAATAAATGAAGGTGGAAACGGTATTTCAGTCGACGGGTCAGGAAATTCTTATGTGACTGGGTATTACAATTCATCCCCAGTAACAATTTACAACTCTGATGGAACTACTTTTGGAAGTCTTGTAAATAGTGGCTATTATGACGCTTTCATAGTAAAGTACAATACTTCTGGAACTGTGCAATGGGCAACACGCATCGGGGGTACAGGAGTTGATATTGGACGTGGTATTTCAGTTGATGGTTCAGGGAATTCTTACATGACTGGGTTTTACAATTCGTCCCCGGTAACAATTTACAATTCCGACGGAACTACGTTTGGAACTCTTATGAATGGAGGAAGTAATGATACGTACATAGTCAATTACAACACATCCGGAACTGCTCAATGGGCTACACACGTCGGTGGTACAGACGTTGATGAAGGGTATGGTATTTCAGTCGACGGGTCAGGGAATTCTTACGTAACTGGGTATTACACTTCATCCCCAGTAACAATTTATAATTCTAACGGAACTGTGTTTGGAAGTCTTTCAAACGCTGGTAATACTGAATGTTTCATAGTCAAATACGCGTAACTCTTCCGTTTGCAATTTGTATATTAATGTACCCGTAATAAAATAAGTTCAGAGAGTACTCTGCTTGAATCTGAGGAGCATACTGTTCAAGAAATTTTATGTCAAGATGTGTTGTCTGGGAACTAAGCTTTGAAAACTCCATACTTCCACCGTCATGATTGTATTCTAAAGGTCTTTCACTGAAGCAGTACATGTACAAGTTCTTTGTCGGAACAGAAAGTTTGTGATCAATCGCTTGTTTGAATGTATAATAAAGACCACCTGGAAAGTTTGAAAGAACATTTTGGTTATTCAAGTACAATGTCGCATAATCAATCGTATCAATGTACCTTAACTGAACTCCGTTAAAAAATGTCACTGGAGTCGCAGCGACAATGTAATCTGTTGTATACCCGTACGAATATCTTGATGAGTAATAAGCACTGTTTTCTTTCTCGTACGCCTTATTTCTGATAAACCATGTTATCATAGAAACTTTGAAGTCGGCTGTGAGATTCATACGAGCTATACCACCTGAGTAAGTTTGAACGGCTTCTTTCCAAACACGCGGAATTCTTAAATTCATAGGTTGACTTTGATAATACATACGTTCCCTTGGAGATAATGTAATTTCTTCTACGAGCAACTGAGGTCTTATCAATTCGACTGGTATCGGTGCATTCGTAATCCACGATGCTTTATTAAAAGTGAAACGTACTGAAATTGTCGAGTTCATAATTGCACACATTGGAAAATATGGTTTTTTATTCTCACGCATGTGCGTGAACCGACGACAGAAAAAGAATTCAAGAGGTATGAATAAATCTATTTGATTTGTAGCAGTTACATTAGAACCTTCTGGTGTGCCATTACTGATCAATTGATACATTCCTAGTTTTTCATCAGCGTCGAGCATCAACTGATCGTGTATGACATACCAATCATCCGTGATTGATTCGTAGACGATTCCGTCTACGATAAACTCAACTTTGTTTATAATGGCACGCCCTACAAGTTCAGTGTAATAGTACCCTGACGGAAGTGCAGGGAGTGAACATTTCAAGTACATATTGGAAATGAGGTCACCACGTTCCCGTGGAAATATATTCACCTGAACAGAATTTCCCAAGTAACCTCCTATATTTGATAAAGGAATTGTAAGACGCTGGGAAACAACAAATGGTGTGTGTTGTCGAATATGAGGTATCCATTGTGACTCACCGCCAAACATATATCTATCTTGTGCACCAACTGCAGAGAGTCCTATAAGAGCACCTGTCCCAGAACCGCGATCAACGACTGTCGTATATACTTCACGCCCCTCGGATGTCATCACGTTTGAATTCAAGTCTCTAAGTTCACCTGGAGTACCTATAATATCGGTGGCATCGAAGATTTTAGGGTCATACATTGAATAATACTTGCTTTCAATTGTCGCGGTTGGGCTCATGAATGTCAAAAGGACACTGGAACTCGGCAATGGAATCGCCTGCTGCTGGTCTGTGACGACATCGAGTCTGTAAAGATACTGTTGGGTCTTTATTTTCGTTGCCGCCGTGTCTGCAAGAACGTTCGCCGTACCGAGCTCTGCGAACAGTTCAGTCACAGTGATATTCCCAGAAACGTCTACAAGAAGCATTGAAATGTCACTGAACCCCGTAACTTTCCAATCCTTCTCTGGTCTCGGACCAGTGAATTCATCGACGATGTACACACTGAATCTGTTTCCAGAAACGAGCGGACCACGGAACCCATGTGCCGTTGTTTTTGTTTCCACCTTCTCAAACCTAAACGTCAATTGAAGTAAAGAACTTGGTGCGACTGGAATGGTACCAGTCCCCTGAATGGTCGCTGTCACTAAAGCCACATACGGGAACGAAATGGCAGGTGGACCCGGGTTGATCACGACATCTCCGTATACATTGGAAGTGTACGTCTGAACAATGACTCGCTGTTGAATCCCAGTCAGACCTGTAATTGTCATTCCAGGTTTAATGGGTGCATTCTGTGTCAGGTAGACTGATAGGATATTTGCAGTTAAAGATGGTCCATAAAACCCTGTGACTGTGATACCTGTTTCACCGATAGGTGTGTCTGGAGAAGTCGGTATGGTGTCTGGAGAAGTCGGTATGGTGTCTGGAGAAGTCGGTATGGTGTCTGGAGAAGTCGGTATGGTGTCTGGAGAAGTCGGTATGGTGTCTGGAGACACAACTGCAATTAAAGAATTTGTGAATAAATCAAAAAGTTGATTAGGTGTTGTATATTGAATATACGTAGGCGGACTCGCCTCGAGTTTTGAAACAATTTCATTCACTTTTGAACCTGCGCGTTCAATCACGTAATTGGTGATGGCACGAAGTTGGACAAGTATCTGATCTGGTACTGAACCAGTCTCTACAAAACTGTTGATAATTTCATCAACCTCCATCCTCTACAAAGACTCAAGATCTTGTTTCCACAGGTTCGACACGGTCGTGAGCTCGCTCTGAAGCACCGAAACTGCTGTCATCCTTATAAAAAAACATACCATATATAACTCATGGAGCAAACTGCGATTGACATCTTTTTGCCTGTACTCGAGTCCTCTGTTGTTCTCGCAGCACACTACGCCAAGGCGACTGGCCGTGATTGTATCACCGCTCAGGACGTATGCTATGGTCTCATGTATGCTGCAAGGACAGTCACAGGCAATCAAATTGGATCCCTGTTCCCAGAGGTTTATGAAGACGAGGACGAAGAGGATGAAGAGGAGGATGACGAAGAGGAGGAACCGGTGTGGGTCCGGTACGAAGGCACAGACAACGAACATGCCATCAAGATGAACGAGTGTGCCGATACATGGGACGCGTGGGAACCAGAGAGCCCAGCAGAACGCGCGTTGAAGAAAGCAGTGAATAAAGCAATGAAAGAGTATGTATGAACTTTTTGATGACACTGACGAAGGATCAGACGATGAGCTTGTCCCCAGGGTAAAGTACTCGGTGATCCTCCAGAAGGAGGAATATGAGGATGATGACGATGAGGAGGATCCTATCCCATATGTCGACCTGGGTCCAGGGTATTACTTTTTTGACTCCACTACGACCCAGTAGATCTTTTTTCTCAACATAAAGTAAAATGTCCGGCATTGTATCCACAGCAGCAGGCACCTTTGCCCCCTCCGTCTCAGCAGGTTTCTTCTTCGCGACCGCCATCGCGTGGATGGATGTGATCCGCTGGACCATCTCCCAGCTGGTGAACGTCAGCAAGAACGGCGGCAGCTACTACCTGATGAGCGCCATCTTCACGACGCTGCTGTCCGTCATCGTGCTCATGATCCTGCAGCGTCTGCAGGCTGTCTCGTTCTACAACAAGGACAAGATGATGTAAAAAAACTTGACATAAATCAATGAAAGTACTCGACTTGACTCCGTGGGATTGGCTTCTCGCCTTTGCAGGGTCAGGACTCGTAGGGTACGCCCTTAAACTCAAAGGAGCCCAAGCGTGGGGTGTATTCCTCCTCGCTTGGATTCTCATCGGTATGTTCGCGTATAGATTCTTCGGTATTCAGCAGCCTGGATACTATCTCGGTCTCCAGGACGGTTCCAAGTATCCAGATCTAAAGCATGGATTCGTATCACAGTAAAATGGAAGAGTCTGCTCGTGAACGTAAGCGAAACTCGTCTCGCAAGAAGAGCGAGTTTTCAGTGTACTCACAAAAGACGGTACGGGCAACGGAGCTCCGTTGGGCCAAAGAAAAGTGTATTGAGCAGCACAAGAAACCAAAGGACAAGAAAAACTCAAAATGACGACTCTCAAGCGTCCAGGTCTCGTCTTCAAGGCTGAGCCCATGGTTCGCGTGAATTCTTCCCACTATGGTGCAAAGTACGAAGAGTTTCCAGTACGGAACGAGACGTACATTGTGTGCCGGGATGGAACGATTCAAGCGATGCATGATCCAGAGAGGTGTATCCTGTGGGATTTGATCGAGGAGGAGGATGGATGGTCGGACGGCCAGAGGAACCAACTGATGGTGAGTTTTGTGGGGTGGGAAGAGAGTCCTCCAGTTGGAAGGGGGTCGGATTCGGTCAATGCGTTCATCATCGACTTTGCAGATGACGGCGAGCCAGAAGTTTCTTCTGAGTAAAGTGTAATGGAGGCAGTTCTTATTTTATTATTAGTCCTCGTCCTCGTTTTTGTAGTGCTTCGTACTGACACCCCAATCGACAAACAAATTCGCATTCTTTATCGCCAGACGGCACGTTACGCCGTTGCAAGTCTTCAGGATGACTCACCCGTCGTCAAATCACTTCATGCCAATTACGCCATGGGATATCTCATGGCTCTGAAGGATCTCGCAACCACTGAGCAATTTGCTCGCGCGACAGGGGACAACATTTTGTCGTTTGAGCGTAAAATTGCCGGTATTCAGGACGCGTCGACGGTCAATCTCGTAGGTGATTGTCCAGATCTCATCCCCAACGAAGACCCAGGACTTTTACGTGCCATGTACATTCAGATCTAAACCCAAGTCCGAAGGACTTGTTTGGTGAACTCTCGGCGGACTTTCCACCTTCGGCGGAAAGGACTTTAAACATTCACATAAATCATCTCTCTTTGATTGAACGGAATACCATTGAAATTTGTCGTCGCCGCCATCGTGTACGCCCCCATGCGTTTCCACGTCAGCATGTCACCCACCTTGAGCCCGCATGGCAGATCGATGCTTCGAGCAATGACGTCTGCGCCGTCGCACGTGCTTCCAAACAGCGTGACGGTTTCGAGTTCGACGGATTCATCCACTTCGGGCTCTGGCTCGGCGTGATCCATCAGAATGCAATTAAATGCCCCGTACAAAGACTCGTCGATGGTTACAGCACCATCCTTCACACCGATGACTGGTGTGTACAGCGTCGCGATATGTTCTGCAAAAAACCGACCTGGTTCAGAGATAACCTCACACTGAACCAGTCCGGTTTCTTTCAGTGCATCGTTGATGTATTCAGCCGCCTCTTCGATGTCCATGGAGGATGAAAATCCACCACCGATATCCACCAAACTGGGTGCAAACCCATACTCTTTGAGAACATCCATGGCGCGTGCCGCTGTATAAATGGCGTCTGCGTAGGCCCGAGTCGAACGCGCCCCTGAGCCAACGTGGAAACTTACACCAATGATTGCGAGTCCCAACTCTCGGGCACGTTCAATGAGAGTGTACCAGTCGGATTCTCCAGCTCCGTATTTATTTCCAAGGGTACATACTGCTGTTGGGTCATCGGCACGGATCCGGAGAACAAGTTCCATATCCGGAGCGTTCTGAGCCATTTTTTCAATTTCGCAAAGCGAGTCAAACGTCGTCCTCGTAATCTCCTTTCGTGCAACGTACTGTATGTCGTCTGGTCGTTTGCAGGGGTTGGCGTAGATGATTTGTGTCGACCCTGCTGCGAGGACAGCATCAACCTCTCGCGGGCTTGCACAGTCGAATCCGCATCCAAGCTCTGCCAAGGTTCGAATGATGAGCGGGTCGGGGTTGCACTTGACGGCATAGTACGGGGTCACCTTGGGGAACAGGGAGTTCCAGGTTTTATACGCTGCTCGGGCTACGTTCAAATCAAGCACGTAGTGTGTGGTCATCAGGAAGCTCGAGCGCTCCTGGAGAAAAGTGACATTTTATTTTTAAGGTCACGGGACAAGGGCGCGCAGTGCCCTTTGAACTTGATCGCCGGGAACAGACAAGTCGCTCCGCGACTTGGGGATTAAGACCACTCAACCGGATCCCATATACCATGAATGGTCAAGTCTAATGGATACAACGGCTCGATCGACCATTTTCCAGTGTGGCTCAAAATGTCACACAGAATGTGAAACGCGTACACCTTTCGATGTTTTTTGGGGACGAGAATCAAAATCCAGAACGTATGAGGCACCTTGTAGAACAAATCGTACATCATCCAGTTCTTTTTGACGGACCAAGGCACATTTCCGGGTGTCAGAAACGTCGCCATCGGTAAGTCTGGAGCGATAGACCACCACGTCCATGTTCCAAAGTACAGACGTGTCACGAGAATGTGACCAATCCATAACATAAAAAAACAGTGCTCTCAGTTCTCAAGATGGATCGTGTGTTTCTGCTCGACCGCTCCGGTTCTATGGAGTCTTGCTGCCAGGATACCATTGACGGGTTCAATACGTTCATTGAGGCTCAGAAGCAGTTTGGCGGTACGATGACGCTGTGCCTGTTTGATGACCAGTTTGAGACGGTTTATGAAAAGGTGCCGATCGAGGACGTCCCCGTGTTGACAGAGGACACATTCGTACCGCGGGGAGGTACGGCCCTGCTTGACGCCATGGGACAGGTTCTCAAGATGAAACTGTCCGATGACGCGATGGTGATTATCCTCACGGACGGCGAGGAGAATTCGTCGCTGACGTACACGTCAGCCCATGTTAGTGATCTTGTCAACCTCAAGCCGTGGAAGTTTGTCTATCTCGGGGCGAATCAGGATGCTGTGCTCGCTGCGTCTGAACTCGGCATTCGTACGTCGCTCGGCTACGACACGAACCGTACACCAGAGTTGTTTCGGGCTCTGAGTGAGACGGTTTCAAACTATACACAAGACCCTTCACTGGGTCTCATGTTTTGAAAAACCATACTTGCCCAACAGTTGCATCTTTTCCTCGTACTCACGAACTTCCCCCTTTCCCGTCACTTCGCCGCGCACTTCGGGCCCTGACAGAGTCACAGCATCCAGTACAAAATCCTTGAACGCCTCACATGTCAGAGGCACGATGGGCTCGATCAACTTCCAAATTTGACGCGCAGGCTCTTGAATCTCAGGCTGCGCGTGAGAGTCCATACGTAGACGCAAAAAATGAAGCAGGTTGTGCAGGTTCTGCTTCCAGATGAATTCAGTCATTGTTCCGAGCGGGAGATGGATGCGCGCCTCTTCGCGTGACACCCCTTGTTCAATCAGACTTTCGTATATGTCGAACGCCTGTTTGCACGACGCCGTCTGTTCAACACCACCAATGCCAAGAGCAGCACCGGAACCTTGGTGGTTGGTAGAAGACTGAGCATGATACTCTTCCGGAACATAAAATTCACTGGGTAAAACCGAATACCGTCCTGAAATTTCATTGACGGATGCCGTACGATGACGAAGCCATTGGCGTGCGACAAAAATGGGAACCCGAACATGAAACTTAAACTCGACCATCTCAAACGGACTCGTGTGTTTGTGACGCATCAGATACCTGATCAAAGCCCGGGTCTCTGACTTTTTCGAAGCTCCTGTAACTGAGATGCGTGCAGCGTCAACGATCGCCTGATCGTCTCCCATGTGGTCGAGAAGAGTTACGGCAGACAACATTTAATTAAATGTGTCCGTGTCCTTTAGGAGGCAACGGTACATCTTTAGGCCTTGGAACGAGTTTCATACTACCGTCCGCGTGAATACCGTTCGAGACGTACTCTCGAATCTGTTCAATCGTCTGACCCTTATGTTTTTCGTCGGCTGCATGTGCATAATTCCGGAGTTTATTCCATACGTGATCGGCATCCCCGAATGAGCTACAATGCCACCCGGCGTACGTCAATGGTGGAAATTTCCATCGGTTGTCCCGGAAAAAGTTGGGCCCTAGGTGACGGAAAGCCTTGGCGTTTGTAACGACCGTCCCAAACCATGGCTCACCAGTAAACATGTAATCGAACGAAAACTCAAACATCCACATGTGAATGCTGTGCGTCTTGGTCGGATCCAATTGAACCACCCTGGTCATGTCGGGAATTTCATCCACGTCGCTAATCATAACCATTGCGTCGTTCGGAACGCCATCGAGACCCAGAAGAACACAGTTCCGCTGGTGCTTTTCCCGGTCCCATAGTCCAACAACATGTTGTTGTCCGTTCCCTCCACATGGAGGACAGACGACGTGTCGAATCTTATGGGCCCATGGCGCAAATCTATCCTTGTTCTGGTCGTAGTACAGAGGCTTGGGGTTTCCAGCATGGGTCTCTACAGACTCGGCGAGCACAAAAATGTCGACATACTGATCGAGATTTTTGAGTCGCATCTCCAACACGTCAAGCTCGTTAAAGAATTGAAACGTGTCCACAATCATTTTCTTGTACAAAAGTAACTATGGCTGCTCTTAAGCCATTTAAAGTCAGACCGTTCATCGTGTGGACGTTCATCATCGTGCTCGTGTCGCTCGTCATTTTCGGATCGACTCGCAGCAATTACCAGGCGCGTGGGTCCATGGCCGAGGTGGTGTATGATGCACCGACAGTAAATGAGAATCCTCCACCACTGGTTACACTGAAGCCTGCATCTACCGAAACGCCCCTCAGTGATATTCCAAGCGACACGTACACACCCCTGACATACGTTCCTCCGAACCTGTTCCCAGAGCCCGCATACAAGATGCAGGATTACAGTCACGTCAATTTGACACTGAGTCCTCTTATCCTGAGCCAGACTAATCGTGCCGTAAGCATGATTCCTCTGGACGAGGCGGAAGATTCCATGTACCTCGCGACGTTCGATGAGGTTTTCGATGCGTCTGAGCAACAGGGCTTTATGGAGGCGTCAGTGGACACGCTCTACGACGTGATGAAGCTGACCCCACCCAAGCTCATGACAGACCAAGTCTGATTGCAATGTATACAAGGAGACACAGAACAAGGATGTTGTACAGCAGCCATGCACCAACGTAAGGAACGAACGCGTTATTTTCCCAGACCAAACTAAGGATTTGCCTCGTTAGAGACTCATCGTCATCACCAGAATCGCTCAAAGTCATGGATCGATTTCTTAAGAAGACCTTAGAAATAAACGATCCGGTCTTTGCGCAACCTGGTGTTTTGACGTGCGTCCACGGGAAACCAGGCACTGGGAAAACAACACTCGTCAAACAGAAACTCGGTCATTGTCTGTTTCTGGACCCTGAAGTGTTCAAGACGCGTCAGGGGACCCTAGACATGTTTGAGCGTCTTCGCTACTCAATTTTGCCGATAGTCATCGACGAGTGGGAGTCTATTCAGGACCTCATAGGTGTCCGTGAGATTCATGGGCCCATTTCGTCCAAGAGCCCGACGATCGTTATCGCATTGACCCCCGTGAAACTTACGCCCCAGACCGTCTACCACGAGTGTACCGGCATCAACCACAGACGAGCCGCTCTGGATACGTACGGAAATTCGGCGCCCGATGAGTTTGAAACCCCGAAAGAGTACGTCCATCGTCTTTTACGAGGGGATTGGAAAAATGTTAGAATCGGGGACACGACGCACGAACACGGCCATGTGTGGAGCATCGTCCAGGAAAACTACACCGACCGTGTCAACGGTGACGTGGACATGCTCGCACAGATTGCAGACTTCATGTCTGAAGCGGACCTTCTGGACACGGACGTGTATGAAAACTACGATTGGAACATCATGATGCCATTGTTCACTATGATGTCGTGTATTCAACCGTGCCGTCTCATGCGACCCATGAACAAGGTGCCGAGGACGGGAAGTCTGTGGACCAAGTATCAAAACATATGCATGCGTCACAAGAAGCTCGAGGCGCTCATGCGTCGTTCGAACAAACTGTCGAGGGATGCGCTCGATACAGTCGTTCGACTCCAGTTTCTCGCAGGTGACTATTCAGCCTGCAGCGAATACAAACTCGAGCCTTCAGACATTGACGTCCTAGGTCACATCATCGGTCCGTTCAAACCAAGGGTCGTCACTGCGGCAAAAAAAGCGTGCATTACAGTATGAAGGAAGATCCTTGGCACGATCGCGAGGAGGCTTTCCTTACCAAAATAGAGCAGCAATGTAACGAATACGCTGCCCACCATTCGAAAGACCACATGTACTACAACAAGTTGTCGTCCCGATTTAACATTCCTATTTTGATTATTTCATCCGTCAACGCACTGACTGCCGTTTCACTCAACTCGTTTATGGTTCAAGAGTACGTCAGTATTCTGAACGCCGTTCTGTCTGCTGGGACTGGTGTACTCGGCTCTATTCAGTTGTACATGAAGCTCAATGAGAAAATGACGAATGCGCTACGGGCGTCGATTCTCATGAAGCGTCTGGCGCTGAAGATTTCAAAGGAACTCAGTGTCGATAGGGACCAGCGAGCCACGGAGGGTCAGGCGTTCCTTCAAGAGTGTTTTGCTGAATTCAACACGGCGCTCGAACAGGGAAATCCAATTGAAAAGAAGCTCCGGAATCACCTGTCACTCGTCGAGCCGGGGAAGATGGAGAAGAAAATGTCCCTGATGAGTCTGGCGAACGCCGCTGTTGGTTTTGTAGGTACACCCCGAGCGGCTTCACTCTGGACCGAGGCAACTGTGGATGAAGTTGGTTCACTTACTCCTACTTCGGAGGATGTGTAGGCCCGTGTGCCTGTTCAGTCGCACGCTTGTCACGGTAGCGCTTGTACAGGAAAAACACCACGAGCAGGAACACGAGCACGGCGGCGATGTTGAACGGTGAAAAAAAAGCCTTGACACCAGCCTCCTTGAGAGCGGTTTCGATACGGACTTGACGAGGCACGTCGACGACAGGAGGGACGGGGGGAAGGTCCATCTCTTATCAAAAAAATATGTTTTTTCCACGGCAAAGGAGCGCGCTGATGAAAACCCCAAACACAAAGTCCTTTCGACCGCAGGTCGAAAGTCCGCCCTAGCTACTGACGAACTTCCACCTGCGGTGGAAGGTTTAAAATGGTATCGATCGATGAACTTTTCTCAATTGCAGAGTCGTGCAAGGCTCGCAGCGAACCTCGTGAAAACTTCATCTGGACAGAGTATCGGTGTCAATTCTGTCCAGATGACGGAACGATGGTGGAACACAACGGACAGTTGTACACGATGGGTTCACGGGTGTCAAATGAGGATGGACTGCCGACGTGTGTGTCGTGCGGACAATCTGACATGGCGTTCATATCCGATGAGCCTGAATGGAACGGCGGGGCGAATGACGAAGGGAGCGACCCATCGCGTGTCGGTGCCCCTGTGAATACGACTCTGTTCAGTGCGTCGTGGGGGTCGGGGACGATCATGTCTGTGCACTCATCTGGGACGTATGCAAACAAGCGATTGGCCCGAATTAACTTTCATACATCGATGAACCACAAGGACAGAGCACTTCACCACGCGTATGAGGGCCTGGACCACGTAGGACGTATGATTCTCGGACTTCCAGATTCGGTGATGCTTCAGGCGAAGATTATGTACCGGAAATTTAGCGAGAGTGTCCTGACCCGTGGAGCGATCCGGAACGGTATCAAGGCGAATTGTATCATGCGGGCGTGTCAGGATGCCCACGTCGCTCGTACGACACACGAGATTGCATCTGCGTTTAACATTCCGGCCCGAGACATTTCACGGACGGCGGATATTTTCCGAGAGACGATTCCGACGCTTGAGACGACAACCACAAAGTCGTCGGATCTCGTGTCCAGGATATTCAGTCAGGTGACGGTTCCGGACGACATGCGTGGGCGTATTCGGCAACGGACGATTCGTATGTGTGAACAGGTGGAGTGTCACCCATCGCTGATGGGGAAGACACCCAAGGGGGTGACTGCTGCAGTGCTGTACACCGTGCTCTCCGACTACGGCCAGACCAGGGAGTCCATCGCCGCGATGTGTGATGTTTCGCTGCCGACGCTAGTTAAGCTTGAGAACCTTGTGAAAAAAATAATATAGCGTACTTGTAATGGCAAACCGTACTCCAGTCCTGATCTTCGTCCTTGTCCTGATTGCTGTGTATCTGCTTCTGACGTATTCGTACGCAGGCTACACTCCCAACTTTCCACAGGAGACGCGTAACCGCAACCTGTACTATGGCCCAGGATTCGTCCTCGAGTCTGACAGCGTCGCCGACCGAGCTGTTGAAAAGGAATTCTAAAGTCTTTATATGGCTGAACGCCATCAGCGTGGGATGGAGGCAGCCATCGATCGTCTCAAACAGGTCAGTGAAGAGCTCTATTGTCACCGGGACGATCACAGGGTTATTATAGTGCGTGAAATCAAAAAAGTTGAACGAAAAAAAATGAAAATAGTGAAACGGCTGGCAGGTCCTAAAGGAATAACCCAACAGTCAATCAATGACTACACTCATTCGTCCTCCTCCTCCAACAATCAAGACGAATCAGGACAATAAACCATATTTCACACTCCATAAACATGTCAACTCGGTCATGGCATGGGAAACACCTTCGAAAATGGCAGTTGTTGCGTTCAAACGACGTGGTGATGTGCACGCAATGGGTTCCATCATAGAAGACCATTATAATAACACACGCGAATGGCCTGATTTTCGCAAAATGACATTTACATCAGGTCCCAATACAAAGAAGCCTCTTGAAATCCTCGATGTATGTGAATGGGACAACCTGGACAAACTCAAGGTGTTTTGTGTCTCGAGGTATTTTAATTTGATTTTGATTGAATCTATCAATGAGTCGTTCAAAATCAATGGAGAAGTATATTCACTGGAAATTCCAATGGATAGTCACATCCCATACATCACAAAACTACTAAACGAAAAATAATTATTCCTCAGTCACAGGTGTAAGGTCTGACGTGTTTGCAACGCGACCAGTCGCTGGAATGACAGCATCACCATTGAGAACAGCACGCGCGTATTTCATAGCGATACCAAAATGAATTTCGACCCACATAAGGGCATCACGATTGTCGAGCTTAACTCCCATCGGATTGGAGTTAATCTCGGTAACCAGCGCCTGATGACGTCTGGGGTCACCCAGGGTATCAGCGATATCAGTCATCTTCTTGAGCCATACGACGTGGCTTTTCTGCTTGGGATCAAAGGCCTTGATAAAGATGCTCGTAGACATTTAGTTTTTGGCGATGTTTTTCTCTAAGTTGCCAAGACGCAGTGCGCCTTGGCTCCGGCAGACAAGGCGCAGCCTCACTCATCATCCTCCTCGTAGTCATCTTCCTCGCAGTCATCTTCAAAGTCCTCTTCTTCAATGTCGTCCTCTTCGTCCTCCTCTTCTTCTTCGTCATCATCGTCCTCTTCGCTTGGAATGTAATCTTCGTCTGATTCATCACCCGTGCGTATCCATTCACCCTCTCCGGCTGAGACAAACCCAATGTCCTCCTCGTTGCTTGTATTCAGATAATGTGTGATACTATCGTCTTCAATCTGATACGTCTCATCTTCGTACTTGTAAATGGTACATCCATGCTTGTCCTTATTCTCAGTTGGACTCAGGAACTGAATAGTAAAAATAGGTCCATTTGTTTCGATGATTCGTGCGATGAGAGAAACATTCTTGTCAGAACCGACGTCGGTCCAGACGCGTACGATGCTCATTACTGGAGAGACTGTGTAGAATTTTTTTATCAGTAAAACGCAGAATGGTCTCCCCACAGGTACCCGATGGGGTCCCCGTTCCTCTGAATGACTTGACCATTTAGTAAAACACCGACGTAATCCGTCTGGAGAACCTCCTCTTCGACGAGCTGTTTGAGCATAGGTCGCAAGACGCTGTGCGCGATGGGTTCCAGTCCAACTTCATAGAAAACCTTCACCAACCTGGGCTTGTCGTAATGGCGACACATGGGACACCGACGATTGTTGGTGTACCATGTGCCGATACATTGACCATGGAACACGTGTCCACATGGGAGTGTATGTGAACCGGTTCCATTTTTTTCCAAACAAATTGAACACTCTGGGGCGTGGACGTGACATGTGGACAACGGGCTCGTACACGGGAGACGACAACGACGGGACGAGTTCGTAATTGCAGAACACCTGTTGCTCATTACACAAAAGGCTCATCGAGTCTTTAGCAGAACCGCCACCGGTGTCCGCACAGGCAGCTACAGAAATTTGTAGCCGGCTCATCTGCACTCCGAGTCTGCATCTGGTAGTAGGACGTCTTCTTCGACTTGCATTTGGGACACGTCAGGATGCCCTCGTACTCTTCATCATTCTTCGCCTTGGCCATCTCCATCGCATTCTCCTTCTCTCGAATCTTTCGCTCCGTATTACCCTGTGGTCCGTCGGGCCACATCTGTCCCGGTGTCAACGTCTCGAGGTCCTTGGGCTTCACCTTTTTGAGCAAGTCTGGGTTTTTTTGGATGTTGAAGAGGACACTGAGCAGACGCTGCTTGTACCGGTGCCGGAATAGACTGTTTTCCCACGACGGCTCTTGTCGCTCGTACCGTCCACTTTTTGTCTTGACTTGACTCGTTTGTGTTTGTGTCACTGCCCAGTTGTATACAGCGAGCTCTGCATTCCGAGGCTTGATGCTTTTTCCAGGATACAACTCCTGGAACTTCTCGCGGGCGTAATCACGAAGATGGTGCTCAGTCGTCATTGTTGGTTGGTTAAGTGTCACTGCGTTTTTGGATCCTTGGCTGGGACGCGACACGTTTTTTTTGTCCAACGGGCACGCCCGTTGTCCAACAACGCGTTGTTGACCTAAAAACACGACGCATCTGTAACGTAAGAAATGAACCACCGTCGTTCGCACAGCGAGTCGGAAGTCAATAAGGATGCAGACATGTCATTGGACGCAGAGTCTGTGGTGTCCGACGTTTCGAGCTCTGTTCACACTGTTGACTTGTACAGGGGATGGCGGCTTCCTGACCTGACATTTTACGTAAAACTTCCGGGGTGGTTCGTCCTAATTGCCACGCTTCTCCTGTTCAAGGGGCCGTCGCAGCCGTCTTCGTACGTCGCGTGATACCCAGCGACGTTTCCAAAGTGCTCTTTGCCCTGGCCAACGGTTTGGGTCGCTTGAGTACGAGGTCGCTCGAACTTTCATCACCTTGTTTCCGTGCAGGCACAGCGTTCGATGTGATGACCGTCGGCATCATGTGTGTCTCGTACGGCATGAATACTTGAGCATTCGACGTTCCGGAACGAAACTGTTCGATAGTGAGAGTTCCACCAAACACCTTGAGCGCAGTACGTTTCGGTGGAGCCTTTGTAGGTACGTACTTTTTCATCGCATGCTGCCGCATCAACGCGAGCAATTGCTGACGCTCCCCTGCGTGAGGACCGCGGTCGTCCAAGAGGTATCCCTTTGCACATTCCCAGGAACAAAACTGACCCGTCGTATCAAAATGACGCCTTCTGTCGTCATACTTGTACGGTGCATGAATAGCCGGACCCTCAAAGGGGTGGCAACAATACCAACACCAAGGTTCCATCTCAACTTAAAAGTCTCTAGGTCTTTAATAAAAGGATGTCACCGTTGATCCTAAGTATAGATGTAGGCATAAAGAACCTCGCCATGTGTCTCATCGATTCGAGAACCCGACTTATTAAACAATGGGATGTGTCGGGTGTTCCGCCTCAGCACGCTGATGGACTGTTCAGGGCGCTCAAGACGCACCTTCGTGGAAAACAATGGACCCTGGAGTCACATACGGTCCTCATCGAAAAGCAACCTGATCGTAATCGCACCATGAAGGGTGTCGAACATTTCTTACACACGTACTTTCTCTGTCACGACAAGGATGTCATCATTTATGACGCGAGACACAAGGTGCCTGATGTTGCTGGCCCTGGACGCGCACGCTACCTCCAACGCAAAAAGGCTTCAATCGATCGGTGCCGTGCCTTTATTGAGGAAACGCAGCCGCACTGGGTACCCGTGTTTGACAAGCACAAGAAGAAGGATGACTTGGCAGACACATGTATGCAGGCTTTATCGTTTATAGACCGGGTGGTTGAAGAGCCGGTTGCCGAGGTCAAGGCCCGACCACGGAAACCGACAGAGAACCAGACGCGCACCAAGTACTCCAAGGCGAATCTGGCGTGGCTCTACGTCCAGAAGAAACACACGACGGACAAACGGTTCGAAAAGGACTTGAAACGGTACTACCATTCAATAAATGAACTTTTGACCGAGTTTAATTTGTCAGTTATTTAATAATATGAGTCGTTCATTAGGAAGCTCTCCGGTCGTGTCCGGTCCTTCGGTTCCGGATGTTCCTTCGGGTCCATCGGGTCCATCGGGTCCTTCGGGTCCTTCGGCTCCGGATGCTCCTTCGGCTCCGGATGCTCCTTCGGCTCCGGGTGCTCCTTCGGCTCCGGGTGCTCCTTCGGCTCCGGGTGCTCCTTCGGCTCCGGGTGCTCCTTCGGCTCCGGGTGCTCCAAACGCCCCGGCATCACCAGGAGCGCCAAAGAACGATGCTGGAACTCCCGAGGGCAGGGCTGATGCTGAAGCCAAATCCAAAGACCCTTCGACCCGTAACAAACTGATTGCAGCTGGTGTTGCAGCTGCAGCCGTTGCAGCTATTCTCGCAGCTGCGCTTGCGTCGTTCATCGCATCGGCCGGTGCCGAAATCAACTTCAAGACCATCATGCCCGAACCAAACTCTACTCTTCCTCTTCCCGGTTTCCTCCAGGGGACACCCACAAAGGTGGGTGTCACTTGGAGCGTCAAGAGCGTGAAACCTGGTGGTATCAAGAGCGCTGTCAAGGTTCTCAAGGATGATACTATAGAATGGCACGATTCGACGATCGACACACTCGATGGAACGGATGTCAAACCAACAAGAATCAAGGATGAAAAGAAAGAATTTGTCGTGGATTCTAAAAAATCAGACAGTTCGACGATAAACCTCACTGATAAAGGTTACGGTGTCATAAAAACGTCATTCGACTCCCATGTGACACAAGCCGTGAAGGATGCCGGTGAAGGAACAGGTGATGTCCTCGGAAGTTTCATGGAAGGATTGAGTGGTGTAGGCATTGGTGGCATTATTATCATCATCGTTGTCGTGATGATACTTGTCGTAGTCGTACCACTTTTGATGCCCAATTAATAATAAGTAGTTGTAGATGCTTTGAGTGGACCGTGTGGTGCGAGGTACGTCATGTATTTAGTTATATCGACAGTAAACTTTGTAGGGTCCATATTCTTTACGAGTCCACATGTCTTTGTGCCATTAGTACTTGCTGTCGAAAATTGTACACCTGTACAATCAACTTGTGATACACAATTTGAAAGACATTCAGTTTCAGAGCTCGTGTATGGTGAACCAGTAATGAATGTTGCATCAGCCTGAGTATTGCTTGTATATGTTTTGTATTCTCTGGCTGTATCAAGACCGTCTATGAAATAAGTCGTCTCTGGTGTACTTGTAGTTATTAACCCATCCATAGTCGAAACAAGATTGCATGTATTTGATGTACCGGGTGTATATATGAACCCGACACATTTTGGCGTCTTGCCTCGACTGTTTGCAGATTCACATTGAATCATACAGTTTGAAACGATGTTGTTTCCTGTCAATGTCTTATATACTGTATACGACACAGGGGAAGTATTCTCCTTCATTGAAAAGGTTGAAGGAGATCCAGCCCAAGCAATCCATGTTTTGAAAATGTACTTGTTGAGTTTGTCACGGTCTGTGTACCAGAATCCTTTTGGGTCCCCCTGACCAATACGAGTATACAATACCAATGTAATAGACCCAGCCACCACGAGGTACACGAAAAACAGACTTATTAAAAGTCCAATTAGTTTAAAGGCAATTTCCAAAGTCCCAGCCATATAAATAACGAAAGAAAAAAAACAATCGGAATAAAGTATGAGTGGCACTGAGCTATGTGTCACAGGAGCAACACTTACAGATCCGGATATGTGTGCTGTTCTGAATGATGCTAAGACGGAACCATTAGAAGGACCGACTGTTACACCACCTACGCCAGTTGCTGATGAATTGATGCCAGCAGCTATGAAAGACGCTATAGCAGAGTGTACTGGAACATCGTCTTGTAAATTTATAGGCTATGATTTCGATTCAGGCGTGGCCACAAAAGTGTCGGCTTCACAGTACGTCGTCGACACGTACTCGACGACTATTGAAAACAGTGGCGTTCTTGTATTAAAGGGGGAGACTGCACCACCCATGCTCGTTGAGCCACCCGGGTACGAATTGCCTGATTTTCAGGCTGCATCGACCACGCCTTCAAATCTAATAGATAGACCAGTAGTTTCGTCTGTCGAAGAGTGTGCCGCCCAATGTGATAATGAATCACAGTGTACCGGGTTCAACTTCGGGGGTATCGATACATCGTCAATTTGTGAACTCGTCAGGGATACGACAAACCGCGCCTACGCCGACGGAATGTCTGGTTTCAGAAAAGAGACCATATCGAGAAGAGAAACAGGTGATGACGTTCCTGGCACGGATATAACGAACCAAGGTCTTTACTGTAGAGACGCGCCGGCGTGTAACACCGATATTGCCCGGATCATAACCGATAACGTCGGAGCGGCAAATCCAATTGAGTCATTGTCAACCAGTGATATCGAGTCATGTGCATATTGCCCAATTCGAACGTACGCTAGAACAGGAATTAGTGTCATACCAGGAGTTGTAAGCAGCCATGTTACCACAAATGAGTTTGGTGTTTCTAAACCCAATTTGACTGCATCTGATGCTATAAATGAGCTACAATATCAGACAGACGGTACAAATGCCGAACATGACATTGTTATACAACCTGGAAAATTTTATAAACTTGGGACCATAGTTGTATTCACTGTTGAGAGTGAAGAAGGTTTTAAGTTGTATTCAATGTTTCGTCCTCCTTTTGAAGTAGCAGATACTATAGTGAAACAAGCATTCGAAGTCCCGATTGTTGGTTTTTTAAGTCAAAATATGACTTTCGTACCATCGAGGTATCTTGTAACTGAGTGGTCTGCTAATGGTTTTCCAGTAACTACCCCAGGTGAAAAAGACGGAAGTATGTTTACCGATATATTAGAAAAGTTAAAAAAGGCTTTCAGTACGGGTCTTAATTTTGATATCATAGAAAAACCTGATATTTTTACATTTAATCCTGTTCCGTTTGTTACAAACGGGTTTCGTATAGTGTCGATAAGTGACGGAAAAGCTATAACTGGGAGACAAACAAAAAGTGAATATACACTTTTTTCAAAAGATAGTGTTTTCCAGGTTTCTGAAACAAATATTTATGAATTTGTTAATCAACTCGAAGACTATCCAGGAATATTATATAAGTTTGATTCTTCTCAATATCTAAAAATAAACTCAAACGGAACGGCCGATATTGTTCCAGATGGTCAATATCCGTTTACTTCTGAATATTCTTCATCTTTCACGTTTTGTAGAACTTATACTCTCGTTTCGTTTGATTTTGCTGGTTTCGAATGGAGTCAAAATTGGTTCACACAAAAAGGTGCCTCATCATGTGAAAAAGAGGTAACTTTGAAATACGTATATCGAAGTGCACTAATGGTTGCTAACAGTATTAACAACTCGCGCAGCATTGAAGATATTCCGGGATTTTGGAATAGTATAACAACAATATGTAGTGTGAACAACTGTCAGGCTGGTACATATACACCCGCATGTACATCAACTACACCTAATGTACGACAGTGCATAACATGTTCACCTGGTAGTTATTGTCCACAATATGCAACATCTGAAGAACCTTGCCCGGATGGTTATTATTGCCCGACTCCTTCTTCAAAGATAACTTGTGGTTCTGCTCCATCATGCCCTACGGGATATGTAGCTGTTTTTAATAATTGGGTCGATCCGGGGTGTCGGGGTACTCACTCTGCTACAAATAATCGTACAATAGACACAAGTTATACATGTACGTTTCAGGCATGTCCCGCTAATTACATAAAAGTAGGTTCAGTATGTGAACCTTGTTTACACGGAGGGACATCAAATGGTGGAGAAACTTCATGTCTTTGTAATCAGAATACTATTGGTACTAATTGGCGTGGTGCTAGATGCGAATTGTGCCCCTCTGGTAGTTATATATCCGGACCAGATGTATGTCAAAATTGCCCTGAAGGTGCTGTGAGTGAACCAAACTCAAATAGGTGTTTGTGCCCGGAACGTACTGCTTGGACCGGACCAAACTATAATTTTCAAACTATAATTTGGGCTGATATGACTGTTGGTGATGTGCAGTCATGTCTTGGTAGCATCTGTGTTCCAAATCCAAATTACGTTCCAGGATATGCACCACCACAAACAGGAACAACGGGTATATGTGCGTATTGTAAACCAGAGTTTTATCCCAATTTGTGTAATGGTACGGCAATTGCTCAGGGTGCGACAAGTACATATACGCAGTCATGTCTAGCAGGAGAGTATTTATTATTAAGTGCAGGGACGTGTACACCGTGTTCCGAACCAACTGGGTTTCAGTATACAACGTCTGTATGTACTCTAACACAGAATACAGGCTTTGGAACCTTTTCAGGGTG